AAAACCTTGGCCGTGCTTATGACGGGCGATCTGAGGATCACCATGCATATCTACTACGCATCACGACGACCCGACTTGGATGAGAGCCTGATCCTAGACTTGCTTCAGGGATTGGTTTATGTAAACGACCGACAGGTTAAGGAGAGGCATACGTACTGGCATCTCGACCCTGAGTCACCCCGCACAGAGATGATCATTGAGAAGATCCCTGAGGTGCACCCAAAAAAAAGCCCCTCCAAGCGTACTCAGAAGGGCTAACTCCAACAGGAGAGAGAATGAGACAGGCAACTGCAAAGTAGTCTGTCAGGACGTAGTTTAAACCATTCTCCCGGGGTCTGCTGGCCAACCCGGCGCAACTGTTTAAACAAAACCCGCCGAGACGTACCTATACCCGTTGAGACGTACCTACTCCCCCCAGAAAGTCGCCTTTTTTTCATTCTGCATGGAGAATGAAAATATATTTCTGATACTGCTTGACACAACCCGAAAGGTTGTGCTTATAATTCAATCGTTGTCGTTGCGGTCAACACTTTGAAGCCATTTACACATGCCTCGCCCCGTTTGGGGAACCGCAACGGGGCAGTTGTAAGTGGCTTTTTTGTTTTCGGGACTAGGACTGTGCAATGGGTTAGCGCCATTGTTTGCCTCCTAATGTTTTGGAAAACACTGCTTCATGTGAGCAGTCCTAGCCCCCCCCCGCAACACCAACTCGCAGGCAATGCGGTTCCGTCGGTGGTTGCCTGTTAAATACCCTGTCACACGAGCAAGCACATAGCAGGGATGGTGGGCAAAGAATAGAGCCAGTGCGGTGGGACTTACGTCCTGAAGTCTGTTCAACGTGATGCGACGGCATGGCTCCGAAGGGAATACACGAAAGCGAACCTTACTTTTGAGTACGGTAAGGCTACGTATTGCTCAAACAATCACCAAAGGGAATATACAGGCTTACTAGGAGATGACATGAGACTATGCCAGTGTGGGGGAAATGTCCTGCAAGGACAACTGACCAGAGGCCGTGAATCTTGGAGTTGCAAAGCTTGCGGTCGATATGAAATATTTGGAGAAACAAATGAAGCAACGTGTTTACACAGTCGGGATGGGGGATCAGGTCAGACTGATCAGGGCATCCAACCGCAGACAAGCGATAGCGCATGTATCGTTAACTCTCTTGACAGTTAGGGTAGCGACACAGGAAGATTTAATTAACCAACTAACGAAAGGTATACCTATTGAAAGCTACACACCTCCGGAGCAAATCGAACTAGAACTTTAAAACAAATGGAGTAAGAGAATGATCAATAAAGAAACGCCCGAATTAACAGGGCATCATGCAATTATTTATAACTGTCTCAAGCTGAACGGCCCACTGGGCAAGGATGGCATAGGCAGAAGAACAGGCTTAGATGTCAACCAATGCTCAAGGGCACTGCCTCTTTTGCAAAGGATGAACCTCATAGAACTAACTGGCTTCACAGTTAAGTCTGATTCAGGCAGACCCGAGCGGGAATGGAGGGCTGTATGAACGATCAGTTTGACCTATTCCCCGAGCCTCATGATCCCAAATCACGTAGCACAGATCCCAACACCAGCCACTCAGCCGCAGTGTATTTAAACATTGGACATGTAGAGTCAGAAGTCATGTGGGCTATATCTAAATATCCTGACGGGGCAATCTACGATGAGGTGGTCGCCCATCTCCCACACCGAAGAGTTCATAGCATCCAACCTAGGTTTGCCCCATTGAGAAGATCAGGGCAAATCGTTAAGATCGGAGAGCGCAGATCCAAACTATCAGGACGCAATCAAAGCGTCTACATCCTAGGGGGTAAAGATGACACGTAATTACAAGCAAGAATACACCACACAAAAAGAACGAGGCGAACATGAGAACCGCATGGAACGTCAGAAGGCTAGGCGTAAGCTTGATGCCAAGGGTGTGACCCGTCAAGGTAAGGACGTAGCCCATGTCAAGGCTTTGAGTAAAGGTGGATCAAACGCAGATGGTATTCGTCTTGAGTCTCCTGCTAAGAACAGATCGTTTAAACGCAAGTCAGATGGTTCAATGAAATGAACGCGGAGTTTGTGGATCAGTTCCACTTTCATGAATCTACTCGGGTAGCTTGCCCGTATTGTTCTACCGAGCGTAGAAAATCCAATCAGAAAGATATGACCCTGACCCGTAAAGATGACGGGGCAGTGGTCTTTCACTGTCATCACTGTCAGACGAGCGGCTCAGTCCAACCACAACAGGAGAGAAAATTGTCAGCCGTACCCAACCCCATCATTGTTTCCAACAAACTACAACCTCCCCACTACGCATGGCTAGAGCAACGAGGGATATCCCAACAGACCGCAGATAAGATGAAACTGTTTGCCGCAGAGAAGTTCTTTGGAAAGCTAGGCAAGACCGCAGATGCCATAGGCTTTCCTTACTACCGACAGGGTGCACTGGTAGCCGCCAAGTACCGATCATTCCCTGAGAAAGACTTTACCCAAGACTCAGGAGGTGCACATGATTTCTTTGGCATCGATCAGGTCGTCAAGGGTGAACCCATCATCATCGTAGAGGGTGAGATAGATTGCCTAACCCTCATGGAGTTAGGCATCAACAACGTGGTCAGCGTTCCAAGTGGAGCACCCATCAAGGTGGCAGACGGGAAGGTACTTCCGTCAGAAGATAAAAGATTTGCGTATGTATGGAATGCCCGTGAGGTATTCGATGCCGCCCCTTATGTAGTCCTAGCCACAGATCAGGACACTGCGGGGCAAGCCCTAGCCGAAGAGTTAGCCCGAAGAATTGGTAAAGAGAAATGTAGGCTGGCTAAGTTTGCGAAGAAGGATTTAAACGAGGTTCACCTAGATGACCCGTCTCGGACAGGGGCAGTCCAAGCGGTGGTCGATGGTGCAGTGGCGTACCCGATCTCGGGAATCAGCGATGCTGGGATATTCTTTGACCGTTTAAACGATCTTTACTCGAAGGGAACGGGGAAGGGATTCTCCACAGGGTATCAGTCGGTCGATGAGATTTATACAGTAGCCCCGAGTCAGTTGACTGTGGTCACAGGCTACCCGTCCTCGGGTAAGTCCAACTTTGTGGATCAGATCATGGTCAACCTAGCCCGTGCCCATGATTGGAAGTTTGCCGTGTGTTCGTTTGAGAATCAGCCTGAGATCCATATCAGTAGGTTGATGGAGATTTATACCAAGCGCAGATTCTTTGAAGGCAGGGACAGGATGACCGAGCAGGAGCGGGACACTGCGTTTAAATTCGTTAAGGATCATTTCCTGTTCATCGATACAAACGGGGAAGAGCCATCAACACTGGACTCAATACTTGAACGGGCACGGGTAGCGGTCAAGAGGATGGGTGTACGGGGGTTGGTCATTGACCCCTACAACTACATTGAACTGCCAAGGTCAGAAGGTACAGAGACTGCGGCCATCAGCGATATGCTGACGAGGGTACAGAAGTTCTGCAAGTCCCATGATGTCCATACATGGTTCGTTGCTCACCCGTCTAAGATCACCCGTCAAGGAACTGAGCAACCCCGCCCCGATGGGATGTCGATAGCGGGGTCGATGGCTTGGTGGGCAAAGACAGACTGCGGGGTGACAGTCCACAGGAGGGATCACCATGTCGAGATCGCAGTGTGGAAATGTCGGTATCGTTGGGTCGGCACACAAGGCGAGACATCAATGCTTTACAACAAAACCTCAGGAACTTACTCGGAGAACTTAGATGCCTTCTAATCGTTTAAACACAACAAGCTCAACAGATAGCTCACCCAGTGAGCTACCCAAAACATTCCGTTTAAACAAGAGGGAGGAAATCTCAGAGGACTATGGTGATCCTGAGTTGTTGTTCTTAAGCGAGGAAGAATACGATGATGCCATCATAGGCGTGGCTCATCGGATCGGACAGGACGATGTCATTGCATACGATTACAACAAGCTATGCGAGATTGTCCAAAAGAACATGAACAATGCAGACATCATGGAGGTCATGGAGTACGTGGAGTTCAACATCATGGGTGCGTATGTGGGTGAACGGACACCAATCTTTGTGGATGTTGTGTAAACAAGGTAAAGAAGTTTACCCAGCATAAAAAAGTTTATATCCAGCAGACCTGTTTAAACGCCTACGCCGCACAGCAAACATTGTTTAAACGCAAACAGCGCGTGTTCAGGACAGCGTGGGGATGTTTAAACGTGGTACAGCAGACCAAAAAAAAGGAAGCCGAAGCTTCCTTTTTATTTCCTTTTAATTTGCGTTGGCGACTGCGAGGTGTAGGTTCGTGAAGTATCCACAGAGCCGTGGGTTTCTATCCTTACCCATCTTGTAGACACGCCACATTTTTTGGTTGTAGACAATGTACCTTTCCCCAATGTCAACGAATCGCTCATGGTTGACTAGGTCAACCAGTGAGTCGTGTTTGTAAACTGTCTTGAGGAATGTCGGGTCTGATTGGGTTATGGCCTTGACCCCCATCAGTGGATATCCTCAGCAGTTGGATGGTAGAACTTCTCCATGTCATAGATCGTCCCCGCCACGGATATAACCTCATCCCTAGGCACGTTGTTGGACACGGCAATAGTCATGGCCGCCTTAAACAACATACTCATGGTGCTTTCCCCGTCAATGGCGTTGTCATGTATCCATCGGATAAGGGATTGATAGGCCGTGCTGAGTTTTTCGATTTCCTCCTCGGTCAGGTTAGTTACCCTCATGATCATCCCTTTCCATGTAACGCACCAAGGCCTTGGCCTCATCAGTGCCTAGTCTCTCAATGATCTCATACATCTGCGGTGCTATGGCTATGAGACGGGCGTTAGCCCTCTGCGTGGCCGTTGGAGCGTCCTTGCTATGGCACTCGGCAACCAGTGGAATGCCGTAGTCATTCTCATATCCCCACACCGAAGTGGTAGTTTGAATGCCCCGTCTGCCAACAGTCCAAGGGTGCGGTGTTATGTGTTTAAACATCATGGCCTCCAGTAAAACAGATCAAGCACAACAACAACCAAGCCGATCAGAAACACCGCCCGTTCAAGTTTCTCCCATTTAGTGTGGTTCATATCTGACCCCCTCTGTCACCATACAGGCACTCAATGGCGGCATCTATGGCATCCCAGTTGATGCCATCATTGGCATCATGTGAGTCGGCCACAAGTTCCAACACCTTGATGCACTCATCATCTGTCAGGGTAAAGTCCCAGTTGTCCTCAAGCCTTGCCTGTACGTCATCAACAAACCAGTCATTACGAATAAAGGTAATGCCGTCCTCAGTTACTAGATGTGCCATTTGTCACCTCCTCTGTGCTATAAATATTCCAATCAATATGATTGCCATCGATGAACTCTGACCCATCCATGGCGAGAGCTTTATCCCATGCTTCCTCATCATCTGCGGCCTCGATAAAGGCGTAGTGGTACGTGATGTTCTTTGCCCATACTTTGTAGGTTTTCATGTTGTCTCCCGTTTAAACGTAGTCATCCAGTGAAGTACTGCGGTCTTTGCCTCAGCACGGGTCAGGCCAAACTCCCGCTCCAAGTACTTGCCTGAGTGCATCATGTTGATGCGGCCACTGGCACGTAACTTGGTCAGGTATGCGTAGATCTTTTCGTTCATGATCATCCCCTCAATCTAAGGTTGGCTCGAACGTAGGTGCAGTCCAACCGCTACCATCTTTTGCTCGGAGGTTTTTAAGGGTGATGTAGTACTCATGCACGATGTCACCCTCTCTGTTGTAGACGGCAAGGTTCAGCACCTTATCGTGGTCAATGAATGCCTCCACGTACCCGTTGCTCTTGCCGATGTTGATCACCGCAGAGCCAAAGATGTTGTCCAGTGTGTCCACTGTTAATTTAATGTTGCTCATTTTCTCTCTCCTGTGTTTAAACGTATTGTTTTAATGACTGCCATAACCTCATCGACTGACGGGGCGGCAAAGTTCTTGTCGAATAGTTTCCATGCCTCGCAGACGGGACAACCCGCCTCATAGTGGTCACAGAGTTCGCCCCATGTGTCCACTTGCTTGGTCACCACGTTGACCAATTTATTGGTGCGTGGGCGGTTGAAATTTCCACGTATAGCACGGGGATCGTTGGGCATAATTACCATGGTTTCTCTCCTGTTTAAACGTGTTAATAAACGGCAAAGTCGCTTTGAAACTTCTCAATCAAAGCATCTGCTTTGACTCTCAGTTCCTCAATTTGTTTTGGCGGCATAGATATTTCCTTAGTCGCCAACCACATTAAGGTCTGCATGGTTTCAATAATTTCACTCTGCATTTCAGAGCCGCTAATAAATTCAATTTTCATTTGTTCTCTCCTATCAACTGGTTTCTTTTTAAGGGTGAGGGGTAACCCCCCTCAGGCGGCAAGCTTCAGCTTGTTGAATGCAACCGTGCCTAGATCTTCAAGCTTGTCTACCCGCACGGCATTGGGGTAGACATGACCCACGTTCTCTTGAATGCCGATGCCTATGGTTGTGATGCCAAGGCGTGAGCCTGACAGGCACTGGTCATGGGTTGCCTTAGGGCTACCCTCGCCATCGGTTAGCACAAAGCAGACCTTGCGTTGCTCAGTCCTACGGTGTAACAGGCCGTGGGCGAAGTTGACAGCGGCATAGTCGTTAGTCCCGCCCGAGGCATCAAGGTGTTCAAGCAGTGGCTTGGTCTTTTGATAGGGCATATTCCATGGTTTAAGGACAGACACGATACCTGAGAACGTCACCACAGAGGTGGCGACACCCGCCTGTGAGAGCGTGGTCAGCAAGGCGTAGCAGACGTTGACTGCATTCTGCATACGCTCGCCATCCATTGAGCCTGAGCAGTCGATGACCACGGTCACGGCTGAGTCAGTACCTGCAACCTCAGCCCTACGTTTAAACAGGCGGTCAGTATGGCCGATGTTGGCCAAGGCGTTCACGTTGAGTGAACCCTGTTTGCGGTTGATGTTGAACTCCTCAGTGCCTGAGTTCTCAAACATCTTGCGGATCTCGAAGCGAAGTTTTGCGGGGATCATGTTGTTTCCTTAAACAGTGACTGTCCACTTGCGGTTACCTAAGTGATAGCCGTTCTCTTTGATTGACCATTCACCAGTCGAGCCGCCTGATTTGGAGGACTCACCGACATCAGCGGTTGGCTCAGTCGAGCGGGGCTTGACAATGGTCTTGTGCTTTGCACCATTGGGCTTTTCTTTAACGTCCTTTACAGGCGATTTCGCATCACCTACGTCCTCACCCCCATCACCCTCATCTGCGGGGCTTGTAGGGGGCTTTCCGCCCTTTGTAGGGCCATCCTGATCACCGCCCTCATCACCGCCCTCAACGGGGTTGTCGCCATCGGGCTGATCGCTAGGCTCATCAGTCGGATTAGTGGGATTAGTCGGGGGCTGAACGGGCGGCTCAGGTTGAACAGGGGGCAACTCATTGCACAATTGAGCAAACACCCACTCGGCCAATGCCCATGTATCACGGGTAGATTGGCATCTGTTTAAACGTACGCAAGCCGCATCAAAGATGGGCTTCAAACCCTTAGCCAAGGGGATGTCTACAGTGCCATGCTTACGTGCATACACTGCAAGCACAAAGGGATATTGACGGGGGTCAGACCAATCCTTAACCTCGGCCAACCCCTCAGCGGACATGCCATCGATCAGCACGGTGAGCAAGTGTTCGACATTGCCTGTCAGCTTGCGCTCAATGGCGGTGTTCTCAATGAACGCATCTTCAAGGGCATTGTGCAGTTGGAGCAAGTAGCTGACCTGACCAGTGTCGATGGCGTTGAAGTTGGTGTACTTCCAGTGCAAGAGTTCATGCAAGGCGAAGCCTGTGAACCGTTCAAGATCTTGGCGGGTCAGCACTGCATCATCTGCAATGTTGGTGATGTAGATCTGACCTTGGCGGTTGATGGCCGCTGTAGGAATGTCAGAGCGGAACGTCACCTTGACAGTGCCAAGGCCGAGGTCAGAGGCGATCTTGTGGATGGCCGCAGTGAGGGCGGGTTTGAATTCCCATCCGAAGTATTTTGCTTTGATCATGATGATCCTTTCAGAGCCAAGAGGCGATATCGGTTTTGTTGATGTAAGCGGCCTTGATAGCATCAAGGGCGGCACGGGACTCAGCGGGTTGCCGAGCGGTAATGGCAGAGTGCCAAGCTTGGTCAACACTGAGGACAGACAGGCCTCGAATGAATGCAAGCGCAGAGCGGATCGATGGGGCATCGATGATGTCACCAGTGTCAACCTTTGCCCTAGCGGCATTGATTGCATTGACAACGTGCAAGGCCAACTTAGGATGGCAACCAGTGTGACGGACAATGGCCTCAACCTCTTGGTCACGGGGTAGGAATTCAAACTGGACGACATGGGAAAACCTGTCTGCCAATGAGGAATTCATCTGCCTTGTACCCGTATAACGGCCTGTGGAGTCACCGTTGGTCAGGGTATTGTCAGCGGCAAACACTAGGACACCTTGTGCCCTACGCTGAGGCGAACCCCCGATGTTGACTGCACTGTTCACTTCCAACAGGCCGTTCAAGGGGGCGAGTTCACCCGCATCACAGTTGGAGATCTCATCAAGCAAGATCACTGTGGACGGGGCGGTAAAGGCGGTAAGGAACGCACCACGTTTAAACACTGTAGCACCGCCCTCTAAGCCAACCGAGCCGATGTAGTCCTCTGTGGTTGTGTACTTGTGGAAGTTGATACGGGTGAATGAACGGCCTGTACGGGCGGCAAACTGCTTGGCCGTCTCGCTCTTGCCTGTACCCTTTTCGCCTCCGAACCACAGGTTCTCACCCTTGTCCTGAGCCAACAACAAGTACTGCAAGATGCCCTCTGACCATACAAAATTGGGGTCAACGGGGGGTGCATCGGGTGCATTCCAAATGTCCACGTACAGGTGCTTGCCACTAGTATCACGTACATCAACACCGAAAGCATCAAGCACTGTCTTGCGGTCAATCACTGTAGCACCTGTAGCAGAGGCAATTGCATCCTGAGCACCCGCATCAATGACGGCCTGTTTAAACGGGGCAAAGGCCTTGGCAATGGCAGAGGCGACATCAGCGGCAACCTTTGAATCGTCTACCAGTGAGGACGCTTGAACCTTGGCGATCTGATCGAGGGTGATGCGCATGTTGGCAAGGTCACCCGCCACTGCCATGACCGAACCCTCAACGGCACGGCCTAGGTCAAGGCCTTGCAAGGCATAGCCATGGGCACGATTAGCAACGGCCTCTAGGGCATCGACACGGGCGGTGTCCATGGCCGTCACAGGGGCGTGAACCACGGGCGTGGCATTCAGCACCTGATCAAGGGTCATGTTGCGGTTGTCGATCTGCTCGGCAAGCCAATTGACTCGGTCAAGCTTGGTGTTCAAGTGGGAGGGTGCACCATGGGAAGTGGTAGCACCAACGATTTTGCCTATGGGCACGGACAATAGGCGTTCTTTTGTAGTCAGGGGTTTAGTCATTTTCATTCTCTCTGTTTAAACGGGTTAGGCAAGGGCGAACATGTCACCGCAACGGCAAGTAGGCAACTCAACATCACCATGGGCGTTGTATACCCACTTGGCGGTCATGCGAATACTGCATTGGCACGTAGGGCAACGGGCAAGTAGCATCCGAGTGCCTTGGCTTTTGTGGATGGAGACATCAACCTTGGCATGGGGGTAGACACCCAGTGAGTCGATGATGTCCTGATAGTTCATGTCAAAGGCAGACCCGTGGGTCACCTCTTTGAACGGGCTAGAGGGAGTGCCATTGGGCAGAATGTGGACGGCCTCGGCAACCTTGGCATAAGCCACGTTGGTGATGGCGTAAGCGCCCCGTGCGGTGCGGCACAGTTGGGCAATGAGAGTCTCGGTCACCTTAGAGGGGGCATCGAGAATGGGGGAGATGTAGATCTCCCAATGACCATCAGCGGAATTGGTATTGGGGATGGTTTCGCCAAGCACCTTGAAGCCTGAGCGTTTTGCATTGGTAGGGTAGGCACAGGCAACCCGAATCTCAGCGGGTAGCGTGTAACCACGCATTGAAAAGAAGGGACGCAGTTCATCGACTGCGGCATTGAGCCATTCCTCTCGGTTGGCATGGATAGAAGCAAGGGTCATGGTTGATCTCCAAAACAGTAGGGAAATTCCTACTGCAATACCCCCGTGCAAGGGGGCATCACAGTCAAAACTTAACTCCAAATTTGCCAAGTGGCATCCTCGGGCTTGACATCAAAATCAGAGTGATACACCCTTACCTTGTTGCCGTTGGCCGTGATGTAGCCCCATTGGCCGTCCTCATAAACACCCGAGGGGTCAGCCTCTAGGGTGATGGTGCGAGTGATCTCGCAAAAATCGTTGCGTACAGTCGGCAACTTAAAATTAAAATGCTTGCGGTTGTCCCGCCAAGTCACAAGTATTTTTGCTCTCATGATGTCCTTTCTAAGGTAGTGCGAACTAGCACTGCAATGCACCCGTGCAAGGTGCATCACGCTGACAGTTCATTCCTCGGTGTCGAGGGGTTGGCCGTTGGAACGTGTATGCCAACGGGCGGGTTGCTCAGAGGGGGGATTGACCTTGCGGTTAAGGCAATCGTTGTACGTGCCCCAACAAAAGATCTGATAGCCTGAGCGTTCTACTTCACCCTTGCAAACAATGATGTTGCCATGGCGGTCAATTTGTGCGGTATACATATTCACTCTCCCTTGTTGTGACGGGCAATGATCTGCTGAAGCAGTGCTTGATCATCAAGACTGAGCAAGATGGAAGCAAAGGTATGTTGCCATTCATACATAAAGACTCGCTTGGCATTTTCCAACGTGGGGTTGGCCTTGTAGGCGTTGATTAATTTCTGCATAGAAGCTTTCTATATAGAGTGCAAAAGCGCACCCCGTAACCCTGTGGGCTACAGGCTAAACTCTTAGCCCTAGCAAGTCCGATCACCTACTAGGTTGGAGGATCTGCACTACTCACTGTTCTTTGCCCTCACGGGTCAGTGGATCAAAGCGGTAATCCTGTAACGTGTAAACACTAGTGCTTACAAGTGGTTCAACGCTAGTGTACTTGTATTCGTTGACAAGGATCTACTATTATTTTACTAGGACAAACCCTAAGTGGTGATAAGTACTCATATTTAGGGCAAAGTAGTACTCAGACCAAAAGTATTAAAAAACGCTCAGAACGGCTCAGGATCGCTCAAAACGGGTTGGGGTAGGGTAGGGGTGCTTAAAACCAAAACGGACGCTCCTAGACCCCTTAAAATCGATTCTAGAGGCCATAGGGTTTCTACCTATTTTGTGGATAACTACCCCTGTTTTGTCCACATTTTGTGTGGATAACTTTCCGACTGCTGTGGATAACGTGGGAAAACCCTAACTGCACCAAAATGAATAACCTGTGGATAACTTTTGGACTTATCCACAGGCTTGAATAACCTGTGGATAACTGTATAATGGGAACAGTGTGTGTCCATGCATGAGTGTATGGTTTAGATTGTGGTCAATTACTGCGGGGGTGTTTAAACATGAGCAAGGTCAACGTGAATGAGTACAGGCGGGAGTTGGATGTTGCACTGCAACATGACGGGGAATGGGAGGATGATGACGGCCTCGCAGAGATGAGCGAAGCGGAACAGTTAGCCCATGCCGCAATGAGTCCTAAGCTAAGGAAGGATGGAAGACCTAAGGGATCAGAGACACCAAGACCTAAGCCTTTGAGTCCAAGGCAAGTGATGTTCACTCAAGGGGTTATCAGAGGCAAAAGCCTGAGACAGGCCTATAGAGATGCATATGCCAATGACACTGGGAGCGATGCAAGTATCAGTGCATCAGCCAACAAGCTGATGAACGATCCAAGGGTCAAACACGCCTTGAAGGATGCATGGGCTGAAACCATAGAGCACCTGAGTGAGGACATCTCAGCGTCCAAGAGGTATGTGCTGAAGGGGTTGTTGGCACTAAGCAAGGACGCTCAAACAGAGTCATC